GGGGTATGTCTCAGGTTCATGACAGCACAGCAGTAAGATCGGCAGGGGCAAAGGCGTGGAAAGAGTTTATTCTGCCTTTACTAGATGTTGAAAAAATGGTTAGCTTTAGAACTGGGAAACCAATGTCTGAGGCAGAGTTTGACGAAGTTTTGTCAGAAGTTTGGGAAACCATATCTACTGAGGGATGGAGTAAGGTAAGTGAAACATCAGTAGCGGGGCAGGGTAAATCTTTATCTAAAAGACGCCAAGACCACAGATTTCTGGTTTTCAGAGATGCTGACTCATTCATGAAGTATGACGAGTCATTTGGTAGTGGAGATATTTTTGACTTAATGATGAGTCATATTGATGGGATGAGCAAAGACATTGGTATGCTCCAAATACTCGGCCCAAATCCAACGTCTACTGTTAGGGTCATGCAGAATAAAGTTCGCAAAATGGCTGCTCAAGCAGACGCTAAAAACAAAAATAGCAAAGCAACTAACGCCTTGGCTCGCAAGATTAAGCAATTTGATGATATGTACAATTACATAACTGGGAAAACCAATCAGCCAACAAATGAATTTTTAGCAAGAGGTTTTGCAGGATTGGGTAATTTTTTAACATCTGCTCAATTAGGTTCAGTTTCTCTCTTGGCAATAACAACTGATCCAAATTACACTAGAATCACAAAAAGAATGGCAGGGATGTCGCAACTTAAATCTGCGGTTTTTGCTAGTTTAAAAATGCTAACAGCTAACAAGACAACCAAAAAACAAGCCATAAGAATGGGTTTGATCGCAGAGCATTGGTCTGCTGCAGCCTATGGCCAAGCAAGATTTACTGCAGAATTTATGGGCGGTAAAGTATCTGAAATGATATCTAATGCGGTTCTTAATGCCAGCTTGCTATCTCCATTCACGCAGGCAGGTCGATGGGCTTTTGGCATGGAGTTTATGGGATTTATATCTGATAACGCCAAAGTTCCTTATGCAAAATTAAATGACGCCTTTAAAGATACTCTTGGAAGGTACGGGATTACTGAGTCGGATTGGGCAAAAATGCCTAACTTTAAACAATATGACTTTAAAGGTTCTAAATTTTTAAGACCTGATGATATGTTGGGAACAGAGCCTGATCTTGCATATAAAGTGTTAGATATGATCCAAGATCAAACAAATTACGCGGTTCCTGTAGCATCAATTAGAGCTAGGACTACTTTAATAGGTTCCACTCAACCTGGAAGCTATATGGGAATATTCGCAAGATCATTCGCAATGTATAAAAGTTTCCCAGTGACTTTTACGCAAAGAAACATCATGGCCGCAATAACACAAAAAGGTGCTCCAAGAAAAGCAAGTATAGCTGGAGATCTTTTAATTTCATCTACAATATTGGCCGCACTTGCTATTCAGATGCGAGAGGTGGCTAAAGGCCGAGACCCAAGAGATATGACAGATGAAAGGTTCTGGGGGGCAGCTATGCTTTCTAGCGGAGGGCTAGGAATATGGGGTGACTTCTTATTCTCTGGGAGAAATCGTTTTGGCGGTGGATTAACAGAAACAATAGGAGGTCCTCAAATTGGCTTTTTAAATGATTTAGCTAATTTAACAATAGGCAATGTATTTCAATTGGCCACAGGAAAGGAAACACAATTTGGTAAAGAGGCAGTTGATTTTTTTGGGCGATATTTGCCAGGTAATTCTCTTTGGTACGCTAGATTAGGATTTGAAAGATCGGTGTTAGATAGATTACGCGAGTGGGCAGATCCAGAGGCGGCACAAAAATTTAGAGAGCTTGAGAGAAAAAGGAAAAGGGAATATGGGCAAGAATACTTTTGGCGTCCGGGAGAGCTTACACCTGAGCGATCACCTGACATACAGGCTGTAACAGGTGAATAACCTAATCATGGAATTTTCAGCGATTTCGTGATAAAACATTGATGTGGAGCTTATGAGATAAAATGGCAAATTACAGTATAAATGCAGTACCGAGAAGGTTAGTTGCCACTGGTAGTGTGGGGCTTGGCCCTTACATTTTTACGTTTGAGATTTTAGTTCAAACTGATATCCAAGTATATCTCAACGAAACATTATTAACACTAACATCAGATTATACTGTCACCATTAATGAAAATGGTACTGGGGAAATCAATCTAGTTCTTGGTACTAACATCGCTACTACCCCAACAGTAAGCGATAAAATCACAATTATCGGTGCAAGGGATATTGAGCGAACAACTGATTTTGTGACTGCTGGGGATTTAGTTGCCTCATCCCTTAACGAGCAATTAGACAGTCTTGTAATATTTGATCAACAAATATCTGAGCGTGTCGATAGGGCGCTAATTGGTAGCATATCTGACTCTCCAAATTTAGATATGACTCTTCCATCTGTCAACGATAGAAAGGGTAAATATCTGGCTTTTAACTCATCAACTGGCGCTCCTGAGGCTGGCCCTGATACAGCAGACGCTGCAACATTAGCTGGAATTAGCGCTGATATAACAACTTTAGCCCATATTGAGGATGGGACTGATGCAACAGACTCAATACAAACTGTTGCGGGTATTGCCAGTGATGTGACCAATGTTGTAAATATTTCGTCTGATGTTTCAGCTGTTGCTGGGGTTGCCACTACAATAACAGATAATTTATCGGCAATACAAAACGCAGCGACTAATGCCGCAACTGCAACAACTAAAGCATCTGAGGCAGCAACATCTGCATCAGCAGCTGCGTCATCGGCTACTTCAGCTCAGGCAGCTCAAGCCGCAACAGAATTAGTTTTTGATAATTTTGATGATAAATTTTTAGGAACAAAATCATCCGACCCTACTACTGATAATGATGGCGATCCATTAGTAGAAGGTGCAATGTACTATAACAGTACAAGCGATGTCATTAAATTTTATAATGGTTCATCTTGGGAGTCTCCGAGTGTTAGTGCTACTAATAGTGCTACGGCAGCTGCCACCAGTGCTACTAATGCAGCTACAAGTGCCACCAATGCTGCTAATAGCGCATCAAACGCATCAACCTCAGAAAGTAATGCTGCAGCATCAGAAACTAACGCCTCGACCAGTGCTACTAATGCCGCAACATCTGAAACAAATGCATCAACGTCAGCTACTAATGCATCAACGTCAGCTACTAATGCAGCTACAAGTGCCACATCTGCAGCTACAAGTGCTACTAATGCCGCCGCATCTTATGACGATTTTGATGATAGATATCTAGGAGCTAAAGCATCTGCCCCTACTACCGATAATGATGGAGATGCACTTATTATCGGGGCTTTATATTTTAATACAACACAAAGTACATTATTCCTTTGGAACGGATCCAGCTGGGACCAAGCAACTTTTAATATTAATAATTTAGTTTCTGAAACGTCTGCTACCGGCTCTGCCGAGATCCCTGCAGGCACTACAGCACAGCGTGATGGTTCACCTGATGCCGGTTATCTAAGGTTTAATACTACTGATAGTTCTTTTGAGGGCTACGATGGTTCTGCATGGGGTGCTATTGGTGGTGGTAGCGGAGGAGCTAGTGGTGGAGGTTCTGATGCTATCTTCTACGAGAACGGACAAACTATTACAACAAGTTATTCAATAACAGCAAGTACAAACGCTATGTCTACAGGACCACTAACAGTTAATAGTGGTGTTTCAGTAACAGTCCCTAGTGGCTCAAGATGGGTGGTGCTATAAATGTCAATGATTCTTAATGGTACAACAGGTATTCAAACTCCAGGTATTTACAATACTATTCCATTTATAGAAAACGATCAGACTATTGATGCTGATTACACAGTAGGTGCAACTAAGAACGCTGCAAGTATTGGTGACATAGAGATTAGTAGTGGCGTTACAGTAACTGTGACAAGCGGTGGAAGCTGGGTGATCTTATGAGTACGCTAAGAGTAGACACGATTGCTAACACTGCTGGTGATACGACTCAAAGAGTTTTGCAGGTGGTTAACGCTACTTATGGTACTCAGATTTCAACAGCTTCTTCAACTTATATTGACACAGGATTAACTGCAACAATTACACCAAGCAGTACAGATAGTAAAATACTTATACTTGTATCTCATAATGGTATTGGAAAAATGACTTCAAACACCGGAGCAAACCAACGAATAGTAAAAGATGGCTCACCATTAACGTCTTTCCAAATTGCATCCTCTTGGTCGGGTAGTTCTTCACATCTTATTACATCTTCCGGCATAGTTTACCTAGACTCTCCTGCATCTACTTCTGCAATTACTTATAAAACTCAGTTTTCAAGTTATTCAAATACAGGAACTATATACATGAATGGCAATACTGGAGATTTATCAAGCATTACACTTATGGAGATCGCAGGATGAATTTAGTTGAAGCAATTTATAAATTAAATCCAACGGTTGTAACAACACGAGGTAATGTTGCTTACGATGCTAACGATCAAGTAGTTGCTTATGACTTAGCTGCTGCTGAATCTTTAGTTGCTGCCAATGCTTATCAAGAGCAACGAGCATCAGCTTATCCATCAATTCAAGAACAACTTGATATGCAGTACTGGGATAGTGTGAATGGTACAACTACTTGGAAGGATGCTATTGAGGCTGTTAAGACGGAGAATCCTAAGCCATGAGTACAGTTAAGGTAGACACAATCAAGACCACTGGCAATGTAGAAGTCTATACCTGCAAGGCGTGGGTTAACTTTGATGGCACACAAACAGCAGGTAATATGATTAGAGCATCTGGAAATGTAAGTAGTATTACTGATAATGGTACTGGTGACTATACAATTACTTTTATTACTGCTATGACTGATGCAAATTATTCTTTTTCAACATCTTCATTTGAAGAAGCCACAACTGGTGTAACTACTATAGAAGCACCAACAGGCGGAGTAAGAACAGCCTCTGCATTGCAAGTGCAATCAGCCATTGTAAGTTCAACCGTAAACAGAACAACTAGGGATAATGAACTTGTGTCTATTCAAGTTATTCGATAAGTAGCAGTCTTTAGGTAAATCAAATGAGTACACTTAAAACAGGAAAAGTAAAGACAACAACAATAGCTGACGAGTTAGACACAGAGTCTACTGCGGTCACTAATGTGATTAACGGATCTGCAAAGGCTTGGGTTGATTATAATGGATTAGGTAACATTATAAGAGATTCGTTTAATATAACCAGTGTTACTGACTCTGGAACAGGACAGTATGATGTAAATTTTACAACTGCGTTTTCTGATGCAAACTATTGTGTTGTTGCAGCAATGTCTGTTTATAGTTTTAACAGTGGGGGTGGTCAGGCGTCATCTTGGATGTCATCTGTTTCCACAGGAGACAATGGTAATACTTACGGAAATAAAACAACAAGTCAGTGTAGATTGATTTGCGCTATAAACGGAAACGCTAAAAATGATCCTGTTCATGTTGGAGCAGTGTTTTTTAAATAAGGAGTAGTAATGGATAAAAGAATTATATATCCCACAGATGACGGAGGAGTTGCAGTCATAGTACCTGCTCCTAATTGTGGATTAACAATAGAACAGATCGCAGAGAAGGATGTACCTACTGGCAAGGAGTATCAGATTGTTGATGTAGCTGACATCCCTGGTGATAGAACTTTTAGAAATGCTTGGGAGTATTCATAATGCCGATTGTAACAAACTTAACTAAAGCAAAGACTATTGCACATGAGATGCGTAGAGCTAAACGTGAGGAAGAGTTTAAGCCACACGATGAAGTAATTATGAAGCAGATACCGGGGGCTGATGCCGATGCTGCTGAGACTGCTAGAGTAGCTGTTAGAACTAAGTACGAAACAGTGCAGACTGACATCGATGCTGCTATCAATGAAACAGAGTTGCTTAATGTTGTGGAGAGTATGTAATGAGTAAAGTTGTTATTCAGGGAAACGCTAGTGGGACAGGTAACTTTACCATTGCTGCCCCTAATAGCGACACTAACAGAACTTTGACACTTCCTGATGAGGCTGGAGAAGTTTTAGTTAATGGAACTACAAGTAACGTAGGTATTGGTACAACTAGTCCTAGCGGAATGTTACATTTATCAGGAGCATTACCTAGAATATATTTTACAGATACAGATACTTCAGCAGTTTCGTCATTTAGTGGCGAGAATGGTTGGTTAACTTTAAATGCCGAGACGTCTCGTATAACCTTTAATATAGCTGGCTCAGAACATATGCGTATCGACTCCAGTGGTCGTGTTACTACACCAAATCAACCATCGTTTAGAGCTAATAAAACAGTAGATCAAACAAGCGGTTTCCCAGGAGTTGTAACTGTTACTTGGGACAGTATGGCTTATGATGTAGGAAGTAATTTTAATTTAGGAACTAGCAAGTTTGTTGCTCCGGTTACAGGTAAGTACGCTTTTTCAACCGGTCTTAGAGTTGACGCAATTGACACTGCTGCCGCTTTTTACATAATTAAAATAGCTACATCAAACGCTAATTATCAATGGATTATTGATCCTAACTATGTTTCTGATTTATCTTATACGACTTTTACTCTAAGTACTATTGCTGATATGGATGCTTCAGATACTGCTTTCGTTCAGATTCAACAGTCAGCGGGTCATGCAACAACACACATTCACGGATCAACAGGTTACGATTGGTTTAGTGGTCATCTATTAGGATAAGGAAAAAACAATGGCGATAACAATTACAGTAACAATTAATGACACAGATGAAAAAGTTTTGTTAAACGACTTACTTGATATTAATGAGTGGGTGCAGTCAGCAGTATCAGGAAAAATTAATAATTGTTGGAGTCGTATGCAAACTAACTGGACGCAACAGTTAATGAATGACGCAAGTTTTACAGACAGTATCCCAAGTAATAAAACAGATTTTGTAGCGTTAGTTACATCTAGGGATGACTACCAAACCAGATCAGAAAGAAACTCTGAGGACGTATAATAATGAGTACAATCGCAGTCAATGCAATTACTGATGCCAATGCTGGTAACACAACAAGCATCAATGGAGTCACGCCTAATACATTTAACGTAGTTGGTAAGAACTTAATTATTAACGGTGCGATGCAGATTGCACAGCGTGGTACTAGTACAACTGGTGTTACTACTAATGGTTATCTTGCTTGTGATAGATTTTTCTTTTATGCCGACACAATGGGAACTTGGACAGGAGAACAATCAACTGATGCTCCTGACGAATTTAGTAATTCATTTAAACTTTCTTGCACAACAGCAGATGCTAGTCCAGCAGCAGGTGATAGAGTTACTCTTCAACATAGAATAGAAGGACAATCTTTACAGCATCTAGCTAAAGGTACTACATCTGCTAAAAAAGTTACATTATCTTTTTGGATAAAATCTAATAAGACTGGCAATATGCAAGTCAATCTTTATGATAATGATAACAATAGATTTGTTAGTGGAACAGTAACAATTAATAGTTCTGCTACTTGGGAAAAGAAAAGTATTACTTTTGTTGGTGATACTGTCAGTGGTTATGATAACGATAATAATTTATCTTTGATAATTGAATGGTGGTTAGACTCAGGCACAACATGGAGTAGTGGTACATCACCAACAACATGGCAATCTAATTCGGCAGCAGACAGAAACGCTGGTGGCACACTAGCACTTGCAGACTCTACATCAAACTACATTAATATCACAGGAGTACAACTAGAAGCTGGATCATCAGCCACTGAGTTTGAGCATAGGCAGTATGGGACTGAGTTGCAGTTGTGTCAGAGGTATTACCATGTTGATGCAACTAATCGTTGGTTATCGGCGATAACTACAAACGATTCAGGTTATCGCAGAGTTCATGCGGATTTTCCAGTAACAATGAGGGCAACACCTACAGTAGTAGGAACATTCTCTGCGACTTCTTCTGGATCGAACGGGGTTCAATATATTGGGCCAACAGGAGCAAATTTTAAAGGAGACACTATACCGGCTAATGAGTATTTATCTGTAACTTATAATGCAAATGCGGAGTTATAAATGGCATACAAATTAATAGGCAATGACTCTTTACTAGGAACTCCTTCAAATTTTGTTATAAGACTTGCAGACAATGCCTTCATCCCATTCGATGAAGCCAACACAGACTATCAAGAATACTTAGAGTGGTTGGCTGAGGGCAACACACCGGAGCCAGCAGATTAATGAAGAACTTTGACTTATCCAAAGCACTAGCGAGTTTAGTTCCAGTTTTGCTGGCGGCTATGTGGTGGGTCATTAGTTCTATTGGTGAAATAACTTCCAACATCCAGTTAATTCGTGCCAATCAAATGCAGTTGATTAGCCCCCAAGGGGTGATTGTTCCAAGCCCTGGGAACGCATTTGCAAGGCAGGAGCTTAAAGAGGAAATGCTTGAGCATATTCATGACTTAAAAGTTCGCGTTAAACTTTTAGAGGAAAGGCGTAACTAATGAAAATAGTTAAAAAACTTAAAAACTTTTGCGTTAATTTGTATGCCAAAATTATAGGATTATTTGATGACCCGCCTGTTAAAAGAGGCCCGGGTAGACCTAAAGGGAGTAAGAAAACAAAATGAATGATCAAGTGAAAGCTCAGCTAGATACTCATGAAGCAGTGTGCGCGGAAAGATGGCGCGAAACGATTACAAGAATAAAAAGAATTGAGGCAGTAATGATGGGATCAGCAGGCACAACAATTGTATTGCTGTTGACCATGCTTTTAAAAGGCAATTAAATTGAGCTATGAAAATTTTTTAGAGCTATGGCCTATCATTTCTGCGGTTGGTGTTTTAGCCGCAATAATTGTGGGCTTTAGAAGTGAAGTTTTAATAAGGCTCAAGTACATGGAACAAAAAATAGCAACTCTATATGAACTATGGAACAATAGAAGGGATAAATAATGCCAGGGAAAAAAGGATTATATGCCAACATTCATGCCAAAAGAGAAAGAATAGCGTCCGGCAGTGGTGAGAAAATGAGGAAGCCTGGGTCTGCAGGTGCGCCAACCGCTTCAGCATTCAAGAAGTCAGCTCTTACCGCGATGAAAAAGAAAGCAGTCAGAAAGTATTGATATGGCTATACTTAACGCACTCATTGGACCCGTTACAGGGCTTTTAGATAAGTTTGTTGAGGATAAAGACCAAAAGGCAAAGCTGGCTCATGAAATTTCTACAATGGCAGATCGTCACGCTCAAGACTTGGCTTTGGCTCAAATTGAGGTTAACAAAGCTGAGGCAGCGAGCAACTCGGTTTGGAAAGGTGGCTGGCGACCTTTTGTGGGATGGGTATGTGGTACTGCCTTTGCTTATCATTTTGTTATTCAGCCTCTGGCTATTTTTGTTGTTGCTGCCTATGGTATGGAGATCCCTGAATTACCTGAGTTCGACATGGGGCAGCTGATGACTGTGCTTATGGGTATGCTAGGGCTTGGCGGCTTGAGGAGTTTTGAGAAAACCAAAGGTGTTGCCAAGTAATGAAACAGAATTTTGACCAGTGCATGGAATGGCTGCTAGAGCATGAGGGGGGTTTTGTAAATCATCCTGATGATCCTGGAGGCATGACAAATTACGGGATCACTGCTAAGACTTATCAGCGCTGGCTATCAGAAACCAAAGACCTTGCAAATGAGGTAGACGATCCTTGGCCTGAAGATATAACCGAGGCATTTATCAAGGGGATTCCTATGGATCACGTTCACCAAATTTATAAGCAGGAATATTGGAACCGGGTTAATGGTGACAGCCTGCCGTCCGGGATAGACTGGTGCGTTTTTGATTGGGCTGTAAACTCTGGGGTAGGTAGATCATCTAGAGCATTGCAAAAAGCTGTAGAAGTTACAGCTGATGGGGCGATAGGCCCAGTGACAATTCGCGCAGTAAAAAGCTATGATCAAGAGGATTTGATTGAGCATTTCTACCAAAGGCGGCAACGGTTTTATGAAAATCTAAAAACATTTGATACCTTTGGTAGAGGTTGGAGCCGCAGAAATAAAGAGACTAGAGATCAGGCTCTGCAACTTTTGGATCTAGAGGCTGGGTCCTGAGAATCTCAATAGATCTATGCCCCCCGCTCCTGTAAGTTATATACTTTCTATCCTGCAGGGCGTGTAATAAAACAGCAATCCGACTCACAGATCTAACCCCTATGCCAGCGCCGATCTCTCTGAAGGTGGGGCTGAATCCGTACTCTTTCTGGAAATCTACAACAAAGTCTAGTACATCTTTCTGCCTTGGGGTCATGCTCATTCATCACCTCCGATCCATTTGGCCGCAACTGTAATGCTCTTTTGCCTCTCAACTCTAGCCGGCTTTGCTGGTGTTATTTTTTCAGGCTGCGCCTTATAAGCCCTAGTAGGCCATTTGATCTCAACCATTGTTTCTCCCGTTTCGTCTTTTAAAAACGCTTTCTCATGCATTGCCATATGCTCCATAATTCTAGGCTCTAGGCTTTTAGCATAATTGTCGGCGGCCTTGGCTGCTCTCTTGGCATCCATGTATTTTATGACCGTTTCGCTTATAGGCTCAAGATCGAGCTCAGGCAAATCGCTCTCACCTTTCTCCCAAGTCCTAGCAGCATCTGCACCATCCAAGGCAGGATACCAATCTGGACCATCAAGCCTTGAATAGAAATCTTTAGCGGCCTCAATCATCTGCTGTTGCATCTGCTCATCTTTTGGGTATACGTTAAGCACAAGCCTCACGCCCTGGTACAGAGTAGCGATAACCCCCCAGCTGGCTCCATAGCACATCATTTGCATTTGTAGCTGCCAGGGGCCTCTGTACGGCGGCGGAACCTCGCTATATGGGGCAGAGGTCAACTTCGCCTCACAAATGCCGTCACCCTCGAGGATCATGGTCTGAGACCCATCCATTAGCTTACAACCATCGCTGGCCTGCAGTGCTAAGCTGGTATTCTTAAGAATGCCGTCCAAGCTGACTGAAAATAAATCCTCATAATGATAGACCTCAGTTACATCGGTGTTGAATTGATCAATCCCCAAGCGTTCAGCTGCCTCTGTAATAATCTTTTCCTCGAACTCATTGCCAAAGTATGCGGCCTCATTGCCAGTAAACTGCTCAGTGCTGTAATTGCCCCTGCCCTGAGCATTGAGCACTCTGGCCATCAAGTCATTGCGGCTCATTCCATAAGTCGGGTGCGATTGATTCATAAGAACCGGAGCCATAGACCCCGAAAGTTTACTATCTGATGTTAATTTCCCTACCATTTACCCACCCCATAATCTAATTAATGATTGATTGAATTGAGTTGCATCTATTTGCAGTACAACCCAGAAAAAGAAAAGCATCAATGCAACTGCAATGCCTTCGCCTATAACTGTAAATATTTTATTCATCATGCCTCCAGCCTTTTGATTAGGTTTCTAGTTGATGATAATGCCCAGCTGCTGTTACCTCTGAATGTCTTGGCTCCCCTGGCCTGTAAGCCTTCGCTTATCTTTTGAATGGTATTGCAGCCATACTTTCTCAGCTCTTCAACTAATGGCTTGAGCTCCTGAGCCCAATCATCTACAGATGACTTGGTTGCTTGACCGCCAATCGCAGCGCCAACCTCTGGAGTTGGAGACCCTAGCTTTGCTCCCCTAGCTTTCTTGGCGGCTAATGCGGCGGTCGTTCTCTCGCTGATTAAGTCAGCCTCATACTCTGCAATGTTGGCCATGAGTTGAAGCACAAATTTTGTAGCTGCCGGGTTGTGCATCTGCGGGATATCGCAGGCAATGACCGGAACGCCCTGCTCAAGTAGTCTGGTTAAAAAGGCTAAGTTTCTCATGAGCCTGTCAATCTTGGCCACAATCAAAGTTGCACCTGTTTGCTTGCAATATTCAAGCGCAGCCTTTAGCTCCCTTCTTTTCCTGTCGGATCGTTTGCCGCTCTCATAC